CATAATATATTAGAGTGTATGCTGAATCTGCAGCAGGATATAGATATAGTGTTGGGTTTATCGTACGTTCAAAATAGTATTGAGTTGGTCGTCCGCTGGTCGTTTTAACGGTATAGTTCCAATAGGTAGCTCTACTAATACTGGTTGTTGAGAAATCATTATTACTTGAATCACGAATAATGACATCAGTAATATCAACAATCTGTTGACTATCATCTGCACCAGATCCAAATAAATTAGTTCCAGTTAAAGCTGTTGTATTAGCCGCTAATGTTTTTTCTTGTTTTTGAATTGTCCAAAGATTTAAACCTCTATTAGCCCATTCAGCTAACATTAAATTAAGAGAACGTCGTGCGGTCTTTACATCGTAGCCACTACGAATTTGTAGACCGCATCGTTCAAATGCTTCCTCTGCTATATCATCTATAGAGAGATCAAAGCTTGCTGTCGAAGAATACGTAGGCATCTATTTTTTCTTGCCTTTTTTCTTCATTACTTTTTTCTTTTTACCCTTCATGACTTTACCGCCACGTTTCATTTCCATCATCATGCCACCGCCACGTTTTTTAGCAACGCCACCTCGTTTCATTGGAACTGATTTTTTCTTACCCATCATATCGACCTCCGAATATTCGTTTAAAGGTTTTTTGTCTAGATACTACGACGTCTTTATAATACCCTTTTGGCCACTTCTTATAGTAACCTTGACGATGTAGTTTATCAGAAGCTTCCTGTAATTGCGAGAACTTTTGTATCAACATCATAGAATACATAAGATCACTCTCTACAAGTGGGGTCTCCCCATTTGGAGTAACCAGAAACTCTTGTTCTTCTTCATTGGCTGGATTGAGGGGATGAAAACCCATAAAAAATATATCCTTTTCATTATACCAATCATTGTATGCATCAATAATATCCTGAAATTCCTCTAGAGAATAATTAAAGTATGGATCACAAAATATCAATATCTCATGGATATGAAAATCTAATTGTTTTAATTGAGCGTTAAGTTGTGTTTTATACCATTTGTTCTTTCTCTTTACTTCAATAATAACTTTATTATTCTGCCATGTTTTCTTTGCAAAAGGACATGCGGGAAAACCACCTAAATGTTTATTAGGTATCTCAAGAAAGTGTTCAGACCACTTACGTACGTCTTTTTTTATTTCTTTTTGTAAATGTTGCGACATTCTTTGGTTTAGGTCCTGTATTGCCTGCAGCTCTTTTTCTAGCAACAGCAGATTTCTTCTGTCCTGCTGTCATGCTTTTAGCTTTTGCTATAGGAACACATTTTGGATATTTTCTTTTACTGCCTTTAGATCTACCACAAGGTTGATACTTACCATTCTTTTTGGGAGCACCTATATCTACCCATTTTTCTTTTACCCACTTTCGTAAGGACATTTATGTTACTGCGGTTACTTTACGTTTATTTTCCATAATACCACCACAACCTTTAGCAATGCCTCCTTGATTATAGTTGGATACCTTTTTTCGTTGTTGAGAAATTTTATTAATCATTCCTCCATTAGCTTTTTTCTTTGGTTTCTTTTTACCGCCTGGTGTTACTTTTCCAGAACACACAGCACTTGCATACATGTTTGCATAAGCAGAAGGGTAAACTTTAAATTTTCTTTTAGCTGCAGCTTTTCCTCTAGCACATAATTTACCCATGACCTTGACCTCTATATTTAACGTGTTGACGTCTTTTGTTTTTATTCTTCGGCCTACTGCGTGAAGAATTACCTATACTAGTTCTTTTTTTAATAGGTGTAAAGTATTGGTTATTTGGGAGTTTAGCTACCATTACTTCATTTGAGATAAAGGATTAGCGAGAGTTAGCTTAATTTGTTTATCAATGCTTTCTTGTAATTCTGTCATAGCTTCATTTAGCTCATTTTCTAATTTTTGCATATCAGACTCAATACCATCCACCGTTAATTTTAAGTCTTTTTCATTTGATCTAGAATCTTCTTTTACTCTTGTCTCTACATCCTCAACAATTGTTTCAATACGTCTCACATCACCTTTTAAATCGTTTTTTAATTCTTTAGCTACATCTGCCACTAATCCAACTTCTTCTAGAATCATACTCATTTCACTCTGTAGCATTTCTACTTCTTGTTGTACTAAATCTATACGTTTATCAAAGCCTGAAAGGTCAGGGCTGACATATTGAGATATGGTATCTTTCATCGTTAGATAATCCTTATAAAATTCAAACGCGCCCCACGCACCACCAAGCAATGTACCTAGTGCTGTTAAGACAACGACTATCTTTCCGCCTTTAAACTTTAAACCCGCAAATTCTAATTCTGCCACTGTTGCATTACCATTTCGTTCATTAGCCCATCACTTCCTGCAAACAAGAAATATTGTGCTATATTGTTTGTTGTAAGTTCAGCATCAGGAATAAACTGATCTGTAAAAAATCCTTCAATATCATTCAGTTGTTTTTGTGAATCAAAGAATGATTTTGAATTACCTAATACTTGCATCACAATTAATGTTTTTAACTGATTTGCTGAATCATATCTACCTTTATCACCCATCTTCTCTAATATTTTTTTCGCCGCCACTTCTTTTTTACTTTCCTCTTGTTTAGGCTCTTCTTTAGGTTCTTCTTTTTCTTCTACTTCCTCAACCTCAACTTCTTTAGTTTCATTTTCAGTAGCCTCTGGTGCGCTTTCTTCCTGCTTAGGCTCCTCCTGCGTTTCAGGTTCAGGCTCTGTAGTATCTTCTTCAGTAGGTTCATTTTGTACCTCCTCTGGTTGTGGATCTGGCTCATTTACCTCTGGTTCAGGCATCTCCATTTCCATTTCCATCTCTGCTTCTATCTCTGTCTCAACACTCGCCACTTCTATTTCTGGCATTTCCATTTCCATCTCTGGTATTTCTACCTCCATGACAGGCATTTCTATTTCCATTTCCATTTCAACCATTTCGTAAGAAACTTCTGTATCTGGTTCTTCAATTGGTTGTATATCTATTTCACCACCTGGTTTTTCTACAAAATCATTATGATCAAAAAAATCTTCTACAATATCTATAACTTCTGTTTCGGTACTACCACCGTAAGCAACCCACATTTCTACAGATGTAATCGTTTGTTGTACTATTGTAGAAATAGTGTTGTATAACACACGAATGCTTACGTCATCAAAAACTGGGCCCACGGCTAAATTCACATCACGTCCGCCTACCTCTATAATTAAATTTGTAATGGTGCCTGAAAAATCAAAGCCACTTTCGTATACTTGATAACCACTATTAACACCCGACTCCGATAAAATATCAGTACCACTAAATACCTCAGTAGTTCCGTCTCTTCCTGTAATATGCATATATATTCTATCTTGAGCATCTTGCTTATCAACTTTGATAGAATAGTTAGTTCTACCTCCATATTTTATATCGAGTTCAGATACATCAACTGTTTGTATAAAGGTGGTTCCCATTCCTTCAACACCCATAGCGCTTGTATTATTATCAGACCCTGTAATTTCAGCGCATCTATCAGTTCCTAAATCACCACAATAAGTTCCTGTAGGCATACTAGCGGGACCTTGGCCACCCCAGTCTGAGCCCATTGAACCGTCCTTCGAAGTCGCTACATATCCGTTGTCACTATCAAGAATATCACCACTATCTTTGTTTTCGACGGTGGTGGTTGTAATATCTTTTTCGGTGGTTGTGGTAGTTAGAATACCATCGGGTTTCATTTCAATTGTTTCAGTTACTGTTTCAATAATAACTTGATCAACAACCTCGTCACATAAACCGACAGTTGTTGTGGAGCAATCTACTTGTGCTTTACTAGAAAAGGATAGGGAGACCGATATACATAGCCATAGCCAAAAATAAAAACTTTTTGAATTCGCCATCATCTACATCCTCATTTATATTAATTTTTAAAACATCATCTTTAAATACCATGCTACCTTCTGGTATCATATGTGGATTTGATTTCCATTTCTCTAAAGCTTCACTGCCAATAGAACCCATGTACGGAGGTGGTGTTCCTGCCATCACTAAACTGTCAAACACCCTTGAGTCTTGTGCTAATATACTCACCGCCGCAACTTTTAGGCCTGCAGCATACATCTGCCTACTGAGCTTGAGCAATTGACACAGCTCATCGTCCACTACAACGCCTGTAGCCAAACCAAGTATATTTGTTTGTATGGCGCCTGACGTTGCTACTTTACAAATATCAGAATTGTTTACAACAACACTTGGCGCCGAAGCAGTTGGCGGTGTCGAATTTGTCACCACCGTCGAAGACACGGTGTTCGTTTCTCCATAAATTTTTTGTGAAAATAATAAAATTGATAATATTAATAAAACTCTCAACACTTCCAACGTCTCCTAGCCTGTCGTAATCTTGAATTTGGATTAGCAGCAGCCTTTGGAAATTGTTTCATTTGACCTGCACTTCTTGCACAATATGATTTTCTTCTTTTAGCAGCTTTAGATCCTTTTTTAACTTTACCTGTAACTGCTGTTTTTAATTTAGAACCAGGGTTCATTGCTCTATATTTCTTTACCCCAGCTTTAGTCATTCCCGCCCCCTTTTCAGTAGGGCGGAAATTCTTTTTATTTCTACGTGGTTGCTTATCAGCCATTATAAACTGCTTCCCATTCTAACATATAAAATATTCATAGACGCAGACACATTAAAGCTTACAGATCCTGAACTTGACTCTGCTCTAAATTCAATATCTGTTTTTTCTGTTAATGTAATGGGAAAACTATAGTTCTGTAGATGATTGCCATCTGTTAATACAATTACTTCTTTTGTGTTAAATACTCCACCATGTGGTCTTGCCACTAACAAAGTTTTTAAAACAGCGGGAGTATTTGAACTATTTCCTGTTGAGATATTTGTTTGATGAATATAAGCGTTATAGTTTGCGGGTACTGTCCAAAATGCTTGAAGACTTTGGTTTGTGCCATCTCCATTAATTGTTGTATAAACATTGGCAGGTACACCTGTAGTCACTGTTCCTGTTCCTACATAAATAGTTCCTGCGTTTGCCCCGCCACTTCCTGCGGTTAAAACTATTGCTCTGTTTACTCGTAAAAATGAATTAGTAGTAGTAACAGCTGTTTGACCATTTAGTGTTATAGTTTCAGATATTTCATTATAATCTCCGTCCAATCCAGAAATTAAAACTGTTCTTGCACCTGTTCCTGCTGATGTATCATTTGTATTAGAACTAGATACCGTCATTGTAGTTGCACTTGGTGGATAAGAATATAAACCACCTTGTTGCCAGATAGTTTCTACACTATTTCCAACGACTGAATTTTGTCCAAACTTGTAAATATGTTTGTGATAAGCGATTTGTCCCTGAGCCACCTGAAGTTCAAATGGCTCAGAGGATCCTAATTTAGAAATTGATGTGACAAGCCTAGCCATCTTATGCGTACAAAACTTCTACGTGCGTTGCTTGGTTAAAGAAAACGTAAAGATCTGTATCAAATTTAATACCTAAATCTGGAAAACTAATCGTCATTACTTCATCTTCACCAGCGCCGATTGCAGGAGTAGGAACTGTGTATTTAACAGTTCCACCTGAACCGTTATCTCTTAGATCCACTCTTCCTAAAGTTGTACCGCATCTAATGCTTAACTGTAGAACTCTAGCGGGGGCACTAAGAGTGTTAGTGCCCGCAGAGACTTTAGTCGTAACTTGTCCGCTCGAAGTTAGTTCTTTATTTTTAAGACCGAACATTACGCATCCGCAAATGGAGTTACTAGAGTTCCTGAACCTAATAACTGTGCTTCGACATGATATTTATTATCAGCCATTGCAGTACATTTAATAATACTACCTGCAAGTCCACCTTTTGTTGTTCCGTTTAGTGTAATAACATCGTTAGTTGCACCAGAGATAAAAGTTTTACCTGCTGCTGAATCATCAATACCAATGTAAGCACCACCAACAAATTTATCGGTACCATCAGTTAACACGTCCATATCAGTAGCTGCTGTTTCTACAATAAAAGTAAAAGTAGCGCCTACGTTGTTAGTGTTGTTTGGATCGTTGCCTGGTCCTGTGCCGTTAGCATCAGCTGTAGCGTCAATCGTTGGTAAAGTAAATTTGCCGTCTGCATCATTACACGTTAAAATTCGACCTGCGTGGTCTGCAACTGTTAGAGTTGTATCCGCTGTTAAGCTTACTACGTTTCCAACACCTGCTCCTATGAAACCGTTAATTGATTTAACTGGCCCTTGAAAAGTCGTTTGTGCCATAATAACCTCCTATGGTGTATAGCCCTCGTCATGTAGTCTCTATACCGTCTGCCTAGTCAGTCTACACAACTTAATTAATCTAGGTACATAAGTTATAAAATAAAAAAGGCGCTCTTACAAGCGCCTTCTTCACCTAAGAAAGATTTAGTTAATTCTTATGAACCTTGAGATCCGTATACACATCTAGGATCTGAGAAACCAAAGCTGTATCTTTCACGTGCTTTATATCTCATGTTTCCTGTATCGAAATCACCTTCCATGCCAGTAGCAAGGGCAGCTCTTACGAAGTGTTTGAATCCATTAGGAGCATCAGTTTTGATGAAGTATGCATCAGTATCTGATAGGTAGTGGTTAACCACGTATCCATCAGGTAGCATACCCATGTTTCTAAGTGCGTTGATGTCATTATCAGCAGTACCAACTCTTAGAGTAGAATTTAAAATTCTATCAGCTACAAATTGAATGTTTACAGGAAGAATTAGTTTTCTACCTTGCATTGCAACTTTTAGCCCTCTTTCGTCGATAAAGCCTGCAATGTCGATCATCGCTTGCTCTAATGAGGTTTCGTTCAAGTCAGCATCAGTTGCACTTCTGTTTGAGAATGTGCCACCTAAAGCAGTTGGGTGTGCTGTGTTTACTAATGAAACACCATCACCACCAGCAGTTGTGAATGCATTATTTAAAATGTTCGCTGCTTTTTGTTGCTTTGTGTATGCCATTGAACGTGCCAAAGATTTTGTGTAACGAGCCGATAAAGTATCGTACAAGTTGTCTTCGACTGCTTCCTCAGTCAAACTGAATGCTAATGCAACAGTTTCATGAGAATATCTAGCAGTGAAAGATTCTTGAGCTGTATCAAATTGTACAGCAGAACCTTCCTGCTTGACTGCAGCTTCACCGAAGCCAACTAACATTACTTCTTCTTCAAAAGCTCTGTCACTTGTTTCTTGGTCAAAAATCTCAGCATGCTCGTTTTCATAACGAGAATACTCCATACCGAACAAGGCGTTAAGGCCAGGTTCTAGCTCTTTCGCGAGTTGCGCTCTATTAATCGCCATAATCTACTCCTATACGCCTGCAGTTCCAGTACCACCGTTCATATCAGAGTTGTTAAGTTTTATAACAAGAACAGAGTTATTAGCCGTAGCGTCATTACTCGGTGTGTCATAAAAATCAATCAACTTCACCTGAAGTGCTGCAGTAGTATTTTTAGAACTTGAATCAATTTCTACACCAGAAATACCCGAAGTGGTAGAACCAGCACCAAAAACTAGATCACAGTTTTGGTTTAAGTCAGCTGCTACTAGATTGCTTCCAACTGAATCTTGCTGAGCAATATATAATTGGTCAGGATCATCAGCAACAAAAGCTATAGCATCACTTGCCACCGTACCGTCGGGGAAAGTGTTGTTATATCTAGGTTTGCCTGTGGATGGATCTGTGTAGAAACATCCTAAAAAAATACCTCTAATAGGGTCGCCAGCCGTTGCTACCTCAATTGATCCGTCAGCCTTTGGCTTAACGGGGTCTCCTGTAAATATTGCGCTTGCGCCACTTGTAATAGAGTATTTAGTCGTACCAGTTGTTCCACCAGGGGCAGAACCAACTTTAGCTATCGGTCTTAAACCGAAAGCTTGATCTATGTTAGCCATAGTAGTCTCCTAAATTTTTCAGAGACATAAATGATCTTACTCATTAAGATTTCTTATTGCCTCCAAATGTTACTCTGCTTTGCCTTTCCTGATGGATTGGCATAGCTGGATGCTCTTCTTTATGGAGATCATTTTCTACTGCCTGTGTCTTTGAATCCGTTAAGTTTCTGAAATAAGAATTTCTGTCTTCTTTAACTTCAACAGGACAACGCATTAGTAATAATCCACCTATCCCTATTACACCTTTATATTTGCCGTCAGCGATAGATGGTAAATCCATTCTATCGGGATATTCATCTGATTTTACAAATTCATATCCGCTTCGTAGTCTACCGATGATGTTTTTTTCATCTTGCATACCACGATATTCAGCTCTTACCCACCGATGGTGATAACCTTCAGGTGGTTCAGGTGCTTCAAGATTCGAAGGGGGAACCCATCCCCTCTTTCGAGTATCCTTTTCACGGGTTTCCAATTTGCGTGAGGTTTTGTTTATTTTAGTTTCAGTCATTTACGCCTCCTTCACGTGTTTTGCGTATTCTTCTAGTGGCACATTAAGTCTTTTAGCTATTGCAACTTGTGAAGGTGTGAGCTTCACGACTCGGCGTCCAGATTTAGTTTTTCGTACGGCCGACGCAACAGTCTGAACGGGCTGTTTCGTTTCGGGTTGTTTCTCCTCTTCAGCTTTTTTAAACTTATGAGGAAACTCGCTTCTTATATAAGAATTAATTTCATTATAATACTCATCGCTTGTTGGGTCAAACCCTTCTTGCAGTAATTCATCATGATAAGACATTGCAGTAGCAGTCATAGCTTTATCTGATCCAAACCAAGTGTTTTTTGCTGCCCAATCTTCTGCTTTATAATCGACAGGTTGATAAGGTTGCTCTTGTTGAGGCATTTGCGCTTGTTGTTGAAAAGCTTTTTGAGCTTCTTCATCTCTTTTTTGATTAGCTTTTAAATTAGTTAAACGCACAGAGTCTGCTTTTGCTTGCGCCAATTGTTCTTGCGCAGCTACTTGTCCTTCCGTGTCATTATCTTCTATAGCTTTTTTAAGTTTGGATTTAGCAGCTTCTACTGAAGATGTAACTCTACCTTCAAATTCTGATACATAACCTCTACCCACACTACTATATTTCTTTTTAAGCTCTTCATTTTCTTTTTGAGTAGTTTCATAAAGTCTTTCCATTTCTCGCATTCTTCCTACGAGATTGTTAATTCTTTTCTTTACTCCCTTACTATAGTTATCAAGATCTCCTGTTTCATAAGGATCGGTAGGAACTTCTGGTTCAATCTTTTCACGTGAAAGTTCTTTAGGCTCTTCTTGCTTTACTGTTTCTTCAACAAGGTTATTGGTTTCTTGCTCTTCTTGTTGAACTTCAACACCCTCTTCTTTTTTATCTTCATTAAGTTCCACTTCAACGGGATCACCTGATGTGTCTATTGGAACCATTTTTTCACTTGCGTTTTGCATAGAGTTCTCCATGTTTATAAAATATTAGCTGGCAGTATATCTCTTGGATCATCAACAACTGCCAGAACTTCATCGTCATTAATAATCCTTAATTCGCCCCCATCTATTTTAATTCTAGATCCCGCATATCTAGTAATTAAAACCCAATCATCCTTCTTGCACCAAGGACCATCAGGAAACCTTTCTTTATCTTTGTAAGCACTAGGGCCTACTTTTAAAACTTTACATATATTTGTTGTTATTTGTGACTCTTGAATTGTGTCATCAGTAAGAAGAACTCCTCCTTTTGTTTTACCTTGCAATCGTAAAGGAAATAGAACAATTCTAAAGCCTGTTGGTTCAGGAATCTTTTCTAGCTCTTGTTTTTTTTGTTCTGCTTGTTTGCCATCCCAAACATGTTTTGGGACTATTAGTTTTGGTTTAGTCATCGTCTAGCTCCTGTTTTTTTAGCAGGTCCGTGAGTTCCTGTACTTCTTGTTGTAAGGCATGTAACTTACCTGTTAAATACCTATATTCGTTCCAATCTGAAACGCCTTGCAATATAGCTTGTTCTACTGCTGTTTGTCTATTTAATAATTGATTTTTATAATAAGTAAAAAAATTTTCTATGCGCATGATTTCATTTGATCCGATAATTTTTTACAACGATTAGGAGTTTGACGATTCCATTTCGAGTCTAACATTTCTAAACTCGCGCCGTTAAAATCTCGGTTCTGCAGGCATTTCCACATGTTACGGAACTTGGACACGCCTGATTTTCCAAGTTGATATACCATTTCGGTAATGGTGTGTTGTGCTAAAATAGGCAAATCGGTTACACCATGTTCTTCCATCAACATTCTTGCTTGACCAATTGCTTTATTTAAATCTTTATCAAATACTTCTTGTAATTCTTCTTTTGTGTATGTTTTACCATCTTCAAACTTATCTTCATGTACTACTTTATGACCCCACCCAATTGTGCGAAATCCTTCCGTGTCTATGTACACGTGATCTCTGAAGCCTTCGGATAGTTTTACGGAACCTGCTAATTCGTCGTATGTCATGAAAATTTAGTAACGGCTCCTGTTTCTGTATCCACGGCCCAATAACCAGTAACACATGTATAAATATAAGAAGTATTAATTGGTTCTGGTCCAAGAGGTTTACGTAGAACAACATTTGACCACTCTGGATTTACCAAATGTTCTGTTAATATTTTTAGTGACTCTTCTTGTGACATTTTTATAGGTGGGTGAATAACACAATCATCCATATAAGGACTGTCAACATCATGTAAATGTGATTCTCCTTCGTCATTACACTCTACTAAAAGAGTAGTATTATTTTTTCCTCTAAAAACAGAATTTACAAATTTCATTTCTTTTGTAGCAAACCCTTGATAGAGTTTTGCCTCTGGTTCATGTTGAAGTGCTGTCATCCAACACTTGTCTAACATTTCATTAAAATTCCAACTCATTACTTAGTTAATCCTCGTGCCTTCTCAAAAGTGCGAAGACCAGATACGCCGAGCATTGAAGTGACAATTGCTAGAAGAGGCCCAGTTTCTATAGCAGGTGGTACAATATCTATACCTGAGAATTTTGCATACCATTCAATACAGGGAGATAAGATGAACGCGAAAAATAAAGCTAGGGCTCCGCACCATCCTATAGCTGGTCGCCAGCCAGCAACGAATACGCTGCGATGGCTGGCTTCCTTTGCATTAACATCTAATTGTTTTTCTGCAAGCTTTTGTTGTAAGCGTTGCATTAGAATTTTTTTATCTAGTTTTTCTTCCTCACTCGTATGAAGTTCATCGACAACTTTTGAAATAGTTTCTAAGGCTCCACCTTTTCCGCCACCAAGTAAGCCACCGAGAAGATTAAGCACTATGCTGCTCCGCCTGTCATCCAACTAATTACCCAGATGACCACGATAGCTACAATAGCCGCCTTGATCCAATCCTTCATTTTCCAATCCGACCATTCTTTCAAATGATCCCATAGATCTTTCAGTAGATTCATACTACCTCCTTGTTAAGTTGAGGATTATACTATTTTACGCCTTTAAATGCTACTTTTTTAATTTGCATGTTGCTCGTTTGACCTTTTGGTCCTGAACCTTTGTTGTTTTTTACCACAAAAGCAGGGAAAGTCATTGCAGCATCAGAACCCACTTTCATATTAGGAAAAGGGTTTTTTGCAGCGACAGTAGTCATTTTTGCATTTTTAAATTTCATTTTTTTGCCTTCTTTTTGGATTTTTTCTTTTTAATAACTCCTCTAGCCATTAAAATATCCTTTTTAGTGACTTTACCATCACCACTCAAATCAGGAAACTTTTTCTTTTTCATCATGCCACCTTTAGCATTATTTTTAGTTCTAGTTGAACCACTAACAAAAGGAAAAGCACCAAGTATTTTACCCATATCGATTGTTCGAATTGTACTTATAACGTTCCCTTTACTTTTATTTGATTGAAGATTAGCATAATCTCCTGCAACTAATTTTTTCTGCTTATTCGTTAAGTCTATATCTTTATATTTACCCATTATTTTCTAGCAGCTCCATAACCACGTTTTGCGAGTCTACCAGCCTTTTTAGGTTTTTTCTTTTTTATTAAGCCCCCATTTTTTACATTTAAAGTTCTTGCACCACCAGCTACATCAAGCATATTTGGTTTTTCACCTTTAGGTACTTTTCTTTCTGGTAAATTTTGTTCAGGCATAAGTTTAGGAGTTTCGCCTGTACCCTGTTTTTCTTTTAAATATCTTCTTATATCATCAATATTTACTCTTTTATTACTTCCCACCATATCTCTTATTTTTGAAATCACGGATGGTCCAAGAGACGATTTGCCTCTCAACATTTCTTTTACATCTTTAGGTAAAGTAGGTATAACATTTGATCCAACGGGACCAGTTCCTTCTTTTTTACTTTTTTTAATTGATACACTCATAGTTTTATCCTTAATGTATAGTGGGTTTTAACAGATTTAGCAAGTCTCTTCCGTTGTGGTTCATAATATTTAAGTATTCTTGTTCCGATAAGTTGTTATGGTATAGCATTTTTGCTACAGCCATCATGGCACCTGCTAAAAGGATCTGTTGTTCTTGATTTTCACAAGCTGTATCACCAAATATTACTAATTCGTTAAAATATTCCTGTAATACTTCAGTTGGTGTTAGGTTTTTTATCATTTTGCTTACTCAGATTAACATTTGCACGTAATTGTGCAATATCTTCTTGAGAATCGATGCGATCTTGTGCAATTTTGTCGGTTGCAGCAATTCTTTCGCGTTCTACTTCTAATCTTTTGTCTGTTTCAGCATCTTTTCGTTGCATTTCCATCGCTCTAAGTTGCAATTCCTGCTCTTTTAGCTTGACCAACGGATCATCTTGCTGATTATCCATTGATTCTTGCTCTTCAGTGATCATTTGCGTTGTCATTTCGTTAATTAACTGTGCAATTTCACCTTCCATTTGTATTTGCATTGCTTGTAATTGCATTTGTAGCTCTTGTTGTTGCTCTGGAGAAGGTGTTTGTTGTATTGTTTGCTGCATTTGCTGCATTTGTTCCATGTATTTCTGTTGAACAAGCTCTCTTGCTTGTAATGAAACGTGTTCAGAAATATGTGATTGCAATATTCCCATCACTACAGGATTGTTTTTAACTAAAATAGACGACATAAACCCTCTATGAGCGTTTATATGTGCATCATGATTTTGTTGTGGAAATGCTTGTAAGTTCATTGCCTTTAATGACATCGCATTTTCCATACCTGGATCAACAGGAGATGGTTGCGGTGGTGGAGGCAATATAGAAGCAATGTCTGTCACCCCAAGTGCTGTATACATTCGTCGATATGCTTCGTATACATTATGACCTTTTGGATTGCTTTGTGCTAATTGTAGTTGTGTTTGTGCTAATACAACACGTTGTGATACCGAGAAAATATTAGGATCACTCACAGGTAAAATATCTACCCTTCCATCAAAGTCTTGTTGTTTAATTTGTGGTGGTGCTCCCTCTACTTCATACGGATACATTGTTGGTAAGTACTCAGCAAATATTCTTGCAAGTAAATTAAATTCTATTTTTTGTCCGTAGTGTAATCTTTTGTGAATAGCAGACATGACTTTAGTGCCACGCTCCATCATTGCCATTGTTGTTCCAACAGGGGCGTTTGCTCCTAAGTTCTCTCCTGTCTTTTGATCAGCTACCGTTGCAAATCGTGTTCCTGTTTGTACAACAAAACCAAGAAGAGCATATAATGTTTGACTTGGTTCTTTATAAGGCAGTGGTAAAAGTCCTGCACGTAGATCACCTGACGGTGCATCCACGTCTCTAAACTCACCTGGTTGTAACGGCGAATCATCATCTTTGATCCGTAGGCCGCGGGCCTTGAACCCTGCAGGTAGGTTGGATAACGTTCCTGCATCAATCAATTGACGTAGTGCAGCAGTCGCGGTTCGCGACAAACCGCCCAGCATATGAATTAATCCAAATCCATAAAAGCCTAGTCCTGGTAAAAATTTAAAGTGTACAAAGTATTGATCTTTTTTAAATAGAGGATCCATCTCTCTATAGTTTCTGTAAATAGATAAAATTCTACCTGATCCTTCGTCCATCGTTACAATGTATGGTAATTTTACACCACTTTCTGTTTCAAAACCTGGCACATCCAAATCGCAATGTACTTCTAGTAATGTGTAGTTATCGTCTTCGTAGTTTGTTTTTTCGATGCCAGATATTTCACGTTCTTTCTCTAAGATACGATCTTGTTCGGTTGATACTTCTAGAGATACATCACGGTAAAAACCAGACACTACTAATTTTTTAATATCGTTTTGAGAACGTCTCAAGATGTGTGTTACGCGTTCTGCGGACTGTAAATCAGTTGCCGTATAAGGCACTACAATATCATCAGCAGGAACAAATTTAGAAACAGCTCTGCCTAGTGTGCCATCAAAATATACTTTTTTGAATGCAGACCCTGCTAGAGGTAAATGAAATAACATCTGATCTAACTCTGGATCATACTCTTCCATCTCATGCATAATTTGATAGTTCATAAACTCTGATACACGCTCTGCTTGTTGTTGTTTTAGTGTATCTTCTTTTCCAATAATTTGTGTTCGAACAGGTCCTCCTGCAGGTAACAGTTCTCTATATGCTTGTGCTTGAAACTGTGTAACACTCTCGGCTAAAAGTGGATGTGTCACGCCACTTGCTCCTTGAAATGGTTGAGAGCGTTCTTCGTATTTAAAACCCATTAAGTCTAAACCTTTGGTGTATGTTTCTTCCCAATCTTTTCTAGATATTTTGTCGTCTTCTACTTTACTAAGAAGTTCGTTTGAAATAAAAATTAAATCATTCTCTTCCATGTACTCCGCTAAGTTGGAGCCAAATTGAATATCAGGTTGTTCTGGTACGTTACCAACGATCGCCGACCCGTCTTCCATTATTTCAATGTTTGCATCACCTGTGTCTTGAATTTCTATATCAACAGGAACAGATTGTTGTGGCTCTGTTCCATTGTAATTAATTGGTCTGTCTACTGCCATGTTTTTCCTTATTTATATATCTTAAACAGTTGCCCCATTTCTGGTGTTAGTTCTATACCAAAGATAGGTTCTGTATCATATACCTTTTCTGTTGTACGTTCAATCTTATATCTTCCTCCCTCTTTATCCACAAGGTCATTTGCAATGTTTTCTGCTTGTCGGTAGGTATCACCGATGCCCACATCAGCTCCTGTATCTTGATTAATAATTTTAAAATAATTTGTTGAGGTCGGATTACTTGTTGCAGAGTTCAAAATAACGACTCTTGAGTTGTAGTCATTTGCTAGTTTTTTCATAATAGACTCACCCACGCCTGTATAGTGTGTGCCTTCAGGAGTCACGGTCAACGGTCCGCCGTAGAACTCGTCTGTGCCTACGCCAGGGTATTGAGTTCTATCTAACGACGCATCACGGCCACTCGCTACAGCGTTCGTGAAACTCTCAATTCGTGACGCTTTATCTTTTGCTCTATCTTCAATAGAAGTGGCTGTGCTTCCATCTTGTCTCCACATACCGCGTCTATTAACTCCACTTTGAATACCAATAAAACTCGGTGCGTTTGGATCTTTTTCTACAAACTTACGATGCCATGCTTCTGCCACCGCTTGTTTAAAGACAGCATCGGCCCACTGTAATCTATTTTTAAGCGGTACATCCGCATATAACTGGCTCATTAAATCTTTTGAAATAGCTTCTACCATTGTGTCAATTATCGCTGTTTGTTGTCCTTTTACTTTATCTCTATAAAAATTAATTTGCTCTGCATTCATTTGATATGGTCGTTGACGCGCTAAAGCTGTTAGCTCTCGTTGGAGATCCATCAACTGATCGTATTGACTTTGCAACTCTAATCGACTTGCTCCAACAGGTCTTGATACACCATATCCTCCTGTATCTTTTGTTTGTTGAAAATATGTTAACAGTTCATTATCTTTCATACTTTCTAACGGAATATTTTGATCCGCCATTACTTTTAATTTTAAAGCGAGGTCTCTTGCTTTTTTTGTTGCGGCTTGTGATAAATCAGATTGTAATTCTTCTACAACTGTTGCTTTTACTTCTTGTTTTTTTGCTGGTTTAAAATCATCTATTCGTTGAGCTTCTTCGTTGTATTGTGTTTGTAGTTTTTTTATTTGTTTCTTTTTTTCTTTTGCTTGACCTAAAATAATTTGCATCGCTCTGTTATTATTAATTCTGCCATTTGATTTTTCTACTAAGTCCTTTACGGCTGTCATCACGGCTTGTGTGTCACGAGCATCGAAAACATCATCAACGATATTTAAAGTAGCGATAGGATCTTGACCTAATTTTTGAATTTTGTTTTCTATATTCTGTAGTTTTGTTTTATCAGCAACACCCTTTGGTGAAACAATTTTACCTGATTGCGCGTCTACTGTTTCACCTGGTAAGATAAAAGCAGGTCGGTCCGTTTGCCGCGACCAAGCAATCATGTAGTTATCTCGTTGATCGCCGTATTGTCCACCAAACACATGAGATCCTACACCAGGAGACTTTCCTGGATCACCACGAAGAGCGGTGAAAGGAATACGTAAAACTCTTTCTCTATATGTATTCGGTACAAAGCCAGAGTTTAAACCTTGATCATAGTTTGAGTTTTTGAAAGTATTGCTTTTATTATACTTGTCTGATCTAAAACCATATGCATCAAAGTATACTTCACGCAGTGGTGACTCGTTTGATATTTGCAACATCTCATTTGATAGAAGTGGCAACCCTCGATCTGTTTTTGCTTTGATGTATGAATCTAGTTTTGCATCATATACTTCATCAACACCTACCCCACTTGCGTTAAAATAATCTGTTAATTCTTTTTGCGTATTAAAAACTTGTGGTGCGTTTTGTTTTCGAAGTGCTGTATCTAAATTAGAATAATAAACTTGACCGTCTATCTTTTCAGGAAAAGCCATACCAGGATAAAGCTCCTCGAGCTTTGTTCGTTGGGCCGCGGTTGGATTGTATATATCAGGAACATCCATTCCTTCTTCTCTAAACTTTGCTTTACCAAACAATTTAGAAAAGAAACCGCCCGTACTCGCTTTAACTGGTTCCACTAAGCCTCCTTGTGCTTTTTCTATTATATCAGATCCTTCAAATAATTTAGCATTTTGTTTTTTTGTTTTAGCAATTTTATTTACTGCTGTTATTGCTTTATTAACATCTGTTTGGGTTACATAGTTTTTGTTCATCGCTTCAATCATTATCTCAGAAATTTTTTGATCTATGGGCATAGCTTGACCAATTTTTTGTCCAGGTGCTATTTCACCTTCAATTCCTAGTATTTTCATTTCTTTGTCTATTTCTTGAAGTTTTTGAAAATCTATCTCATCTCCTTTATCCGCATATCTTGCATAAAGTTTTCTTGCTTCTTCTTCGTAACCTCTTTGGATAAATGAGTTGTATTCTGAAATATCAATATATAACTCAGCAGGATCAGCACCTTTTCCGTACTTATCAGGGGATACATATTTATTGGCAATACCTTGAGTTTCAAATTTATGAGCAAGATTTAAACTTGTTCTTATATCCATATCTCTTTTAACAGGAAAATCTTTGAGAGAGTCTTCCCTCACCTGTTTAAATATTTTTTGTAAAATAGGTTTTAAATCTTTTGCTGCGTCTAATCTTATTTTATCAATAGCTTCAAATTGTAAAAATTTATCATGAAGTTTACCTCCTGGTCTTATATCCTCTAACTTATAACTACCAAAAAACTCTTGAGGTGTTTTAAGATCAGGTGTTGTTCTTTTTACATTAGAAAAAAACCTATACTCTGGGTCCTCATTTCTAAGAGCAACCTTACCTTGTTTTTTATCTGTTATATTCTGCTCATAGTAGTCTGCTAATTCTACATCTGAACCTACTCTTTTTGAAGCTCTATACATCTTAGCATCTTGTGCCAAAGGAATTTGAACTTCAGGATTTGTAGCATTATATTTTTTTATTGTACTTAACAAATGAGTTCCTGTAGATTTTCCACCAGGAGTGTTATCTATCGTTCTGCCTGTTGTATTTAAATAAGTTTCTCTAAAAATATTATGAATAGCATTTAAATCCTTTGGATCTACGCCCTCTAATTTTTTGTTCATCTGTGATTTTAAATTTTTTAAAAGAGGGGGTCCTTCTGTTGCTCTATTAAATCTTATAATCCCTTTGTTACCTTCTGACTCTAATATATTTATATAAATTTGATCCTCAGGTAAAAAAGTTTGATTACCTTTAGCACCATCATTTCTAAAATATTTTATTCCATTTTCAATTTTAACTCTTCCAGGAAACATTTCAGGTGTAGCTTTTTCTTTTAAAAATCCAGCAAACTTTTCCTTCTCCATTTCATCCAATAAGCCGTGAACCATGTTTCGTTGTTTTGCGGGAAAATTAAAAAAAGCTGTCGATAAGTACTGCAGTTCTTCGTCAGAAATAGGTCCTACAGTATTTCTAATTTGTTCCGTCATCAGCTCTGATGGTGCCGCAGCGCCGACACTTCCATCACTTGTTACCATTCGAGATTTTAATGCTTGTAAGTTTTCTAGTTCTCTTGTTGCTTTAGCTCCTGCTTTAGTAGCTGGCCCAACTCCAGGTATGGGTAAAATATCTAATAAGAAAAATCTCGATGCCATTTTTTGTTCAGGCGGTAGGTCTGCAAACTTTACTCCTTGATTTAAGCTTTCCCCTGCTTTTCGTACATCTCCAAAAATAAATTCACCAAAAGCACCAATATCTGCTCGAGTTCTATCCATACGTTTTTCAAGTCTTTCACCCATTGTGGGGTATTGAGTAATGTTTTCATCTATACTCTCTCTTGTCTGTCTGTCCATGGTAACTTCAGGTGTAAGTAAACTTAACAAGCTTGACTCAGGTAAAAAAGGAAGAATACCTTTTGCAGAAGCGGCACGTGTTCCAAGTTCTGCTACAGGATCGACGACATACTGCATAATCCCTTTACTCAAAGGATTATTTATAAGCCCTCTTCCAAAAGCTTGTGCGCTTTCATTTTCATAAATATTACGAATACCACCTTTAATAGCGTCATCAATAGACTGTCCAAAAGGTTTTTTCTCTGCCATTAGTAATATCTCCTTGGTTCTATGTACATGGGTTCATCAACGTAGTCTGACTCCAGTTGAATAAAATTACCCTGCCTGAATCGCAACAAAGCTTGTGTTGTTGAATCGACTAAATCGTCATGATCACCATAAGGGAAAGCGGCACATTCTTCAATAACTTCTTCTGCCCAACGATCATCGGTTGCCCATACTTGGCCCGCTTCAAAAAGTGGAGCTACGGAGTTTACACGTACGTGCTTATCATTGCCCTTACTAGGCGTATAAGTTACTACAGGAATTCCTACTTGACGTAGCTCCTGTGTTAAGGGCATACCAGAAGCTTTCGCTTCGATCAAGATTGTTTCAGGTTCCCAATATTTATATTCATCTAACGCAATTTCTTTTAACTCGGGAAAGTCCCATCTACCTTTACGCATCGCTAAGAGGATGATGTGCGGTGGGCCGTGTTCCACGGGTTTAAATACACCCCATGTAGTTATCGCACTAAAGTCAGCGGTTTCCTTTTTACTGAAGGCGGTGTCATAACTTTGTATCACGTGCATCAAACTAGGGATGTCATCTTTTGGCCATATTTTCCACCAGTCACGTTTAATAATACTACCTTCTTCTGAGGTTGGTGCTTGTTGCCACTGCGCTTGCCACTTCTGTTCAGACAAAGATGCTTTGACTCCTTGTAGTTCTTCGATTTTCCAAAACTCTGGCCATAACGGTTTGTCGTTCAAGACGGCTGGAAACTCTACAACTTCCCATTGATCAGAGTGTTCGTTTGACTGTTGTGCTAATAATTTTCCTGTAAGATCCTTTGTGGACCAACGAGTCATTACAATAACGATAGATCCACCAGGCTGGAGACGCTGTCTAGGACCAGAAGTATACCACTCATACGCATTGTCCATTGCGGTTTGAGAGAGGGCATCTTGCTCTGAATGAGGATCATCAATAATAAGAAGATCGGCACCTCGACCAGTAATAGCGCCACCCACTCCAGCAGCAAAATACTCACCACCAGAATTGGTAGTAAAACGTCCTGCCGCTTTTGAATCTTGGGATAGACTAACCTCAGGAAATACATCTTTGAAATCTTGTTGATCAAAAAGGTTCCTCACTTTTCTACCGAAGTTATATGATAACTCTGCGGTGTGTGTTGTCTGAATTATTTTTAGCTTTGGCTTTTGTCCTAACATCCACGCAGGAAACAAATTAGAAGCAAACTCAGACTTTGTATGTCTTGGCGGCATATTTACAATAAGTCGCTTAATCTTTCCACGTGAAATGTCTTCAAATTTTTGTGCAATAATTTTGTGATGTTCTCCTGCAACAAAGTCAGGCCAAACTTTTTTTACAAAAGTTAGGAAGGAGGAACGGGACTCCTCAGACACTTTCAGTTGCATTTTCCTTAATTCGTATTTTAATAATTCCGTTGGAATTTTTTTAGAATG